GTGTAGGCCTGTGGGCAGGTTGTTGATACCGTAGGCGCCGATCGATCCCTCTTTGGTCACGGACCGCTTAAAGTCGAATGTCAGGCGGTCACCCCGCTTCTCCAGGAACTCTGGGACCTTGCCATGGACAAGGCGAAACAGCTCCTGGATCTCTTCCCGCTCCATCAGCTGCTTTATCACCATCAAGGATTCTGAGGATGCGGTGAACGTCTTGCGGATCAGGGATATGCGGTCCCCTGGGTGCAATAGCCACCACCAAATAGATCCAATCTCCGTGATAGCCGTGGTCTTGTAGGCACCACGGTGCGCCTGCTTGCCTGTATGGATGCCACTAGGCTGTCCCCAGACTTCCTTGATCCACTGGGAATGCATTGGGGTCAGGAGCGTCTTTCCCACCATGTGCCCAATGATATGGGGATTCTTCAGGATATGTCGGACGAGCTCCGGACTCCAGTTGATCTTGTGGCTCATGCTGCCTGGACTTCCATGGACCGGTCCAGCGTCACGGCTCCCTGGGCAGCTTCGGGGCAGATCTCCAGGAACAGGAGTGCCAGGCGGTCCTCGGTCTCTTGGGACATGGCCGTAGGACCACCGGGGGCCATGGCTTGTCCATTGGCCACTAGGATGTTGTTGGTGGGTGCCGTGTCCCGTTGCCCTAGCCAGTGTTTTCCCAGGTGAATGGCCATCTGGGGGCTGGGAGGCATTCCCGGGCGTACCATAACCGGGGTCTTAGTCTCCGGGTCCACTTCCCATTCAGCCTTGGTCCCCTGTGCAATCCGGAGCTGCAGGCGCCGTAGGGACATCTTCCCTTTGTCCCGGTGCTCGTTGATTAGTGCCAGAAATCTGGATTTCAGGGTTTCGAGTGCAATTCCCAGGATGCTGCACATTTCTTCATTGGTGCACCCGACCATGGCCATCTGTTTCACCTGCTCTGGATCCACGTACTTAACTGGCCTGCCTGCCTTTGGCTTGGTTTTTGCTAGTCCTTTTTCTTCTAGGAGCCTAGCAAGGGCGGCTTTGCCTTCTTTGGTCGAGGGGATTGTTTCTTTGGGTCCACGTTTCCGGATTAGGGGTTCCCCGTGTACGGAGTAACCGAAGGGTGCTTCTGGATTGGCGCCACGGGACTTGATGCGCCGGTCGATATCGTAGGCCCTGGGTTTCCGGGGTCCTTTATCCTTGGATCCTTTAGGCCTTGCCATGGAATACTATGAGGGGGGTTTTATAGTTTTTCATAAAACCGAATGTACCCAAAAACCCGGATAATAAAACCAAAAACTGTTTTATGTGGTTGTTAGTAGTGGGGAAACCTGATATAATGGGGCTTAGATGCCTAGTGAGTCGAGGAACAGATCGGCGGGGAAGTATCGTTTTGTGGCATCTAGTCCATGGGATTTTAGGAAGTCTTGGGCATGCTGGTTGGAGGGGAACACCAGCTGGATCATGTAGTCTTGTTTGGCTTCGGAATCATTGGTAAGACCTGAGGCCTTTTGTTCCTTGTACTCCTGTCTCTCTTGGGTGCGGATGTCCTTGGTCTTTTGCTTCTGTTCCTCGGTTTTCTCTGGGGGAGGCTCTTTGTCGAATTCAAAGTTGATGTACAGGTCTTCCCTGGAGAATCCGACGTCGGACAAATCGAACTGGAATTCTTGGGCTAGGGATTGAATGGCCAGGGTGTCAAACTCTCCCATGGCCGAATCATTGTTCAGGATGATGTTGATTTGGACTTCCTCAGACTCTGGGACGTTGATAGCCGCGACGTCCAGAAGGTAATCGGCTCCTTTATGCTGTGCATCTAGGATGCTAAGGCGCTGGTGCCCTGATACGAGGTTTCCAGTCTGTTGGTTCCACACTGGGGGCATAACGAGCTTATGCCGCTTTAAGCCCTGTTGCAGGCGTTCCCTGTTGCCGTTAGATATACGGCGCGGGTTGTACGGGGCGTCCAGGATCTGGGAACGTGCGATTCTCTGGATTTCGTACCCTTGGAACTTTGAGAGCGTGGGGGCTGACATGTTGGGTCCTTTTTTAGAGGGAGTGTCCGGTTTGCCTTGAGTATTCGGCGGCTAGGTATGGGTCGAAGGTGCAAGCGGTTTTAAAGTCGTCTAGGAAGTTGTCGTGTAGCCAGACGGCCGAGAATCCGGTGTATTGCTCGCCACAATCCCTGAGCCCGGGATACTGGTATTCCACGGCCATTGGGAGCTTGTGCTTGGTTGCGTATGCGGTGACGATGCTACGGTTCCAGCGCTTCAGGGGGTAGCGTTCTCGAGACTTGAGATTGATACCGTCGGAAAACTGCCTCATAACGACGGATCGGGACACGGATTCATCGGACCTGAATCCATAAGCCATTAAATCGCATTCATAATGCTTGCGCCAATGGTCCCGTTCGGCGGCAAACTTCTGGAGTTTACCGGTCTTGATTTTCAGCTGTTGTCGGGAGGGCTGGACTTCTAGGTGGATTTCGAACCTGGATTCGATTGCTTTGAGATATCGCTCCTGATGCTGCAGTCCTGGGTATGTCTGCAAATGCAAGAATGTCAGGCGTTCCTTGGGCACGTATTTCAGGAGGGCATGTACCATGCACAAAGAGTCCCGGCCACGGGATACCGCGACTAGGACCCGTAACCCGGAAGCCGCTATAGCCTGAGCTTCCAGGTAAATGCTCAACGGCGTCTTCCGTTTGGACCTGGGTTGGCACTGTTGCCATACCGGTTTGAGGTAAGTCCCTGCAAACGGTTGCCACCGCCACCACCGCCCGAAGAATCGTGTCGCACAGTCAGGGGTGAAGTTTTCATTTGAGACCTCCAAAGGGCATTAGCCCTAACGCCCCTTTATGCATCCTCCACTCATTGGGGCGCAATGCATGTAATCTTTCGACCATGTTGGCGAATTTCCCTAATTTAACGTCTTCGCCGGTTGTTGGGACCGATTCCCCAAAAACACACCATCCCAGGATATTCCCAAAGGGGAACTCAAATCCCCCTGGGAGCCCTTTGGAATCATAGATCGCCTGTGCGATTGTGGAGCTCGAGATATTGGGCCGGGGGCTATCGTCGGACCGGTCGGTCCACTCTAGGTAATCGGCGGCCACCGGATCCCCTAGGCTTCGGAGCCAGGCTGGGAGGGCGTCAAAGTGCATCCCAGGCGCTTGGGCGCTGTGGATCCAAACCTTTATATCGGCCGGGATCTTCCAGTTTCGGAATTCGGCTTTCTTGAGGCCGTGTACTAGGGCCGTTGCAAAGGGGTCTCGGACTGTCAAAATTCTGTCCACAGAGGGTCTCCAGGGCGGTTGGGGGTTTAGGTGTGAGTATGGAGGTCGACGGCGTCGATTGCAGCTAGGATGTCTTCCCAGTTGACCTGTTGTCCCTTGTGTGTCATATGTGTCGCGAAAAGTGTTCCGGCTCCGATATTGCGACGGATGCGGGCCATTTCGGACACAAGCTGGCGCGGGGTTCCAACAAAGTCGACAGGCTCTGCAGTTAGGTCCTTGGACTCATGTGGAGCCGCATATCCAACGTGACGGGGAGCGGTTGACCATCGCAACGAAATCCGACTGCGGGTGTTCATGCTATGGCGCCCGCGGCTAATACGGCGGACTGCTCTGCAGCTTCCCAGGTGCTTCCAAATCCCCAAGCTGAGTATCCAGACTGGAGGCGTACAGATACGGCCCGTTCGCCGCCATGCACGTTCTTATTGCGGACCACCTTCCCGGTCAAAGTGATGCTGACGTCAAACTCTGGGATTTCTCTTTTTGCAAGTACCTGGTATCCGGACATTCTGCATTCCTATCGTTCCCCGGGTGCTCCATTGCTCCCGACGTTTAAGAGTATATAAACCTGTACTGTAGAAGTCAAGTGCCTAAATACGGAATCTATGGGGTGGGGAACTGGTCTTCCAGGTGTGTTTCGATCTCCACGACCGATGTAAGGCCGTAGGCCTGGGCCTCCTCTGGGGATAATGGACATTCAGGGTCGTCCATTTCCAGGACTATACCGGCGGAAATGACAACGGGGAACAGAGGGATCAGGATGTCTAGGTTCTGGTTTTCTAGGGACTTGGTATGCTTTCGGACCTGTTGCCGGGCCCGTCCCTTCGATGCTGAGGAATCACGTTCGCCAAAGTCGGAATAATCGGCTTTGATTCTGTGGCCATAGGGGAGCATCTATTCGTACCCTCCACCGTCCGGGGAGACGACAAAGCATCCTTTTCCATGGGAAATATCACCTTGGGAGTCTTCTTCAGCGCCGCATACTTTGCAGGATCTAGGGATCCTTTCGGCTTCCATGTTTTGTTCCTGTTGGTACATGCTGTCCGGAATCGATTCCAAAGGGATCCGTGACGCACGATAGCACAGGGAGACAAAAAGCTGATTTGGAATGGGATCTGGGTTTTTGTTGATCACCGCCCGCTTCTTGGTTTCCAGAGTCCGGAACTTTGGACCGCGGCCATATGCATCCTCGACAACCCATTGCAACCCACAGCCTTGGGGCACCTCGTGCGGCTGGATCACGTTTGCAGGGCACACGTAGACAAACCGATGGACGATAGGGAGCCAAGGGCGCCGTTTGGCGTCTGTTTCCCGCAAGAAATCGGAATGGGAGACTTTGATTTCGACGGCCGTGCGTTGGTCACCTCGGACGATCAAAGCATCGATTCTACGGAATCCAGGATCTTTTGAGAATGGCCGGCAGGGGCCTTCCTTTCCCTTGAATTCGCAGGTCTGTTTGTCGTGGTAGTACTCCTCATACGCACGCTGGACAAAGGGGTCCATCAAGGTCAATTCGGGAACCACGGCGTCTTTGATGCACCTGGTTATCACCTCCAGGACTTCGGCCGCGGTCATTAAAGGCACCCTCGGTAATATTCATCCCAAAGCTCTCGATAGTGTTCAATTGTGTCGTTGTACAGGCATGTCACATGCCACGATGAAATTTGATGCGTCGTCTGCGTAGGCAGTATTTGTACGCCGTCGCTTACAGAACACCGACCCACAACATGGACAGACTCCCAGAATATTTAGGATCCTCCGTCCGAACATGTGCATCAAAAACAAATCACAACGCCACCGCGCTGACAAATACCAATTATTGAAAGTAAACATCAGATTCCTTCCGGCGCCGTGTGCAAACGGTGCATGTCCTCTTGGGTCCACTTGGCACCGGGTGCCCTTTTACGTAGGAGGTCCAGGGATTCCCGATAGGAGGCTGAGTCGTGTTCAGGGTACCCCATGTCCCCAGGAACCCGTTGGCGGGCTTCTGTGGGCCAAGGGGATAGCTTCCGACCGCGGTAAGCAGGGTACCACCAGCGTGGAGCCGCTTGGTAGCCCCGGGACTGCATTTCCTGGAGGACTCGGACATGGTATGCATGGAGCCGGGTCCACCCATGGAGAGAGACAAACCGGAGCTTGTGGGCTTGGGATCCCCAACACTTGCCGCGGAGGGAGCAGCATACGAGGTGCGTGGCACGAAGGAGGGATCCGGGCAAATATGGCAGGAATGCAGGGGGCACTAGACCTAGGTGGGAACGGATCATTTCAGGAGCCTTTGGGAGAGTGTGCGGAATGCGAGTGCAACCACTGCAGAAACTTGCCCATTTCCAATGGCTTTGAGTCTGTCCACCCGATGGGCCAGCCCATTAACCACTCGGTCCAATCCGCGCTCAGTTGTCCACCAACCACCGTCGTCAGCTTCCGGCCCGTCTTGCCCTCCGGTTCCGGGCCTCCCGTCGATGCTGTCGGAGTGGGAAAGAACTTCTCCCGTTTCGACTTGCATGCTTTGTGTGTCATTCCCAAGAACTCTTCCGGATCCGACACCGATCTGGCTAGGATCCGAAGTTCCCCGTCGCTCCTGAAACCCGAGCAGTTTGGAGTCGGCAGGAGAACTTGGGCACTCAACTTCGGTTCTCCCCTGGAATTCCACTTCCCGTTTTTCCGGGGATGGGCATCGTCCTGGACTGGAGTGTTCCAAAGGACCATTTCCGAAAGGGGCCGGGAATTCCTCTGCATGGTTTCCAGGGATGCCTTGCCGCTCTTCCAATCTCGCTGGGGCGGCGTTGGCCAGGCCAACGCCGCCATCTGGAGCCCTGGACGCCCGGAGCTGTCCCTCTGGTTCGGACCTCCGTTGGTCCCCAAGGAAGCGAGAGGCGTGGGCAACAATCCAGATTCGGTCCCGTTTGTGCGGGGCACCGACGTCAATCGCTCCCAGCACTCCCCATTCCGCATCGTACCCCATTTGGGCCAAGTCCCGGAGAACGACATCGAGTCCCCGGGAAGTAAGGAGAGGAGAATTTTCGACCAAGATCCATCGGGGTCCAACTTCACCGATGATCCTTGCCATATGGGACCATAGGCCGGAGCGTTCTCCTGTAATACCCCCCCCCTTTCCGGCGGCCGAGATGTCCTGACACGGGAAGCCTCCAGAAACCACGTCAACAACGCCGTTCCAGGGCCGTCCGTCGAAGGTACGGACATCGTCCCAAATGGGGAACGGTGGCAGGTGCCCTTCATTTTGGCGCTGCATGAGTCGTCGGGCGCAAAAGGGAGCATATTCCACGGCGCAAACTGTTCTCCATCCAAGGAGTTTGCCGCCAAGTATTCCACCTCCAGCGCCGCTGAACAATGCCATTTCATTCATTGAGCCCCTGTTATTCAGGTTAGCCCATGGGTCCTGGTGGATCGCCGTTCCGTGCCCAGGTGCCTGGGAAGTCGCCGGAAAGGTGCAGGTGCCCCATGGGCCGTAAAGCATGATCGTTGGTTTCGGGATCCACTCCGAAAACTGCACTGCATAAATATAGCACGGAATCAGAGATCCGGCAACATGAGATTCCAGGGAAGTCTGCTAACATCCTATAAACACCTGTTGACAATGTGGATAGGTGTGCATAGATTCATACCCGGGTGACCACACACCCTGAATGGGCTCCCTTGACCCCATTCCAGCGGCCTTGCCACCGTCGGGGTTTACCCTGGCACCGGCAAGGCCCGGGAATTAGGCCAAAAAGTGGCCAAAAATGCACATGAAAACAGGCATAAGCCACATCCTAGCAGCCTGTATCCCCAGCTCCCCGGATCCCAGTTCCCCTATTTCCAGGTTTCCCGGGCGGTCTGGTCACCAGAAGCTATGAAATCCTGGATTTCAGGTTTTCAGGATGGCATGGTATCACCGAGGGAGGGACACGGGAGCCAAGGAACGCAGCCCCCAAACCCCCAAGAATCCATGCTCCCTAGGTTTTCCAGGTCTCCCTGTACTTCCCCTCAGAATACCGGATCTCTCCGGCTGGACCTCGTGGTTTGGGATGCGGTTCCCAGAGCTCCCGAATCCCTCCCTCGTCCAGCCCCTGGGCATCACGTCGGTCGGTATCACGGTCACCTGAGGCCCCGGCTCCCCCACACAAGAGTTGACTCTGTAGTCCTCATGATGGCCGGGGTATCCTGTCTGTTAGTCCAGGACCCAGGGAAACAATGCGCCAAGGATCGCAGAATGTCAAGGGGAAAGTTTTTCAGGTATTTTGGATTATTTAATACCTGGGCACTTGACTTTTGCAGTATGGATGTATATACTTCTTGGAGTCGGGAGCAATGTGGCTCCTGGGAACGCTAGGATTGAAGAATGCCAGCATGCACCTACACCCTGCAAAAAGCCGAACATCTGCGTAGGCCCTTGTTTGTCGGTGTCCGCGTCCTTGGATCCAATTCCCAGCATCGCTGGTTTTCTACGGATTCCACCATTTACATGGAATCGGCCAAGCTGGCGGGGATGGGGTACGCAGATCATTGGGACCTCCTTTTGGACTACGCCAAGAATGAATCCGCCTGGGACGAACGTCACGGGAGCCACTTGGAAGCTATGGCGGTATCCAAATGAAAGGCTTCCTATGTGCCATGTCGGCCCTGGCAGCTTTGAGCCCTTGGGACC